AGCGTCAACGCTGCGGACAATCGCATGGTCAATTTGTACCCCGAGATTGTTCCCGAGGGTGGCAAAACCGCTGCGTTCCTTTCCCGTTGCCCCGGCTTGCGCCGTCTGGTTGAGGTGGGCGCTGGCCCTATTCGTGGGCTGTGGCCGCTAAAAGATTATCTGTACGTGGTGTCCGGCGATACGTTTTATCGCTTGAATTTGTACGGCACCAGCACACGCTGGCGCATCATTGCCAAAGGCACTGTGACCGGCACAGGCCCAGTGTCGATTGCCGACAATGGCACGCAAATTTTCATCGCCTGCAATCCAGACGGCTTTATATACAACATTAACACTGAAGTATTTGCTCAGATTACCGACCCTGACTTCCCCGGCGCTGTCAAGGTGGGTTATCTGGACGGCTACTTCGTGTTCAACGAGCCAAACAGTTCCCGTGTTTGGGTGACATCACTGTTTGACGGCTTGTCTGTTGACCCTCTGGACTTTGCCAGCGCCGAGGGCGATCCTGACGGTTTGGTGTCGCTGATCGTAGACCACCGCGAAGCGTGGCTGTTTGGTACCAACTCGATTGAGGTTTGGTATGACGCAGGTCTACCCGACTTTCCGTTGCAGCGCATTCAAGGCGCTTTTAACGAAATCGGATGCGAGGCGCCCTACTCGGTTGCAAAGCTCGACAACGGCCTGTTTTGGCTGGGTTCTGACGCCCGTGGGCGGGGTATTGTCTACCGGGCCAACGGTTACACCGGTCAGCGCATCTCCACACACGCAATTGAGTGGCAGATTCAGCAGTACGGCAATATTTCGGACGCTATCGGGTACACCTACCAGCAAGACGGCCACGCCTTTTATGTGCTGATTTTCCCGACTGCCCAGACCACTTGGGTCTACGATGTGGCAACTCAGGCTTGGCACGAGCGTGCTGGTTGGGACAACGGTAATTTTGTGCGCCACCGCTCAAACTGCCAAGCTGTCTACAACAATGAAATTATTGTTGGCGACTTTGAAAACGGCAACATTTACGCTTTTGACTTGGAAGAATACGCCGACAACGGTGATATTCAAAAGTGGCTGCGCTCGTGGCGAGCACTGCCCACAGGCACCAACAACCTCAAGCGAACCACGCAGCACAGCCTTCAGATTGACTGCGAAACTGGCGTGGGCACCAACACGGGTCAAGGCAGTGACCCCAAGATGATGCTGCGCTGGTCGGATGACGGTGGTCACACATGGTCCAACGAAAACTGGATGTCAATGGGTAAGATCGGTGAATATTATCGCCGGGCCATTTACCGTCGGCTTGGGATGACACTGAAGCTGCGCGACCGTGTTTACGAGGTTTCGGGCACAGACCCCGTGAAAATCGCTATCATGGGTGCTCAACTCATTGTGACCCCGACCAATGCCTGATCAACTCAATATAACCAACATCCCGTCTAACCGGGTCAATTTTATTGACCCGCGCACGGGCTTGGTTTCCCGCGAGTGGTATCGGTTCTTTCTGAACCTGTTTAACTTGGCCGGTGGCGGTGGCAACCAGACCTCGCTGGACGATTTGCAGATTGGACCCCCTACTGGTAGCGGGGGCGACATTGGCGGCGGTGGTGGTACCGGCACAGTGACTTCTGTGGACATGACAGTGCCCACTGGGCTGGCAGTGTCGGGCAACCCGATCACCACGGCAGGTACCCTTGCTGTCACCTACGCCTCGGGGTATTCCATCCCCACGACCAGCAAGCAGACTCAGTGGGACACTGCATACGCTGACCGGCTCAAGTGGGACGGCGGGGCGACTGACTTGGTGGCCGCAACTGGCCGCACATCGCTTGGGGCTACAACTGTCGGCGGCAACTTCTTCACGCTGACCAACCCCAGCGCGATCACATTTGTCCAGATCAACGCTGACAACACCATCACCACGATGGATGCGCCCACGTTCCGCACTGCCATCGGTGCAGGCACTGGCGGCGGCTCGGTCACATCGGTTTCGGGCACTGGCACGGTTAGCGGGTTAACCCTAACAGGCACTGTGACCACCTCGGGCAGTTTGACTTTGGGCGGTACTTTGGCTGTTACCCCCTCGGACTTTGCATCCCAGACCGCCAACACTTTCTTGGCCGCGCCCAACGGTTCGGCAGGCACACCCACATTCCGTGGCATCGTGGCCGCAGATGTGCCAGCTTTGAGCTACGTTAGCTCCGTTGGCGTCACTGCTCCAATTGCCACCACGGGAGGGTTAACCCCTACTCTCAGTATGCCGGTTGCCACATCGAGTGCTGACGGCTATTTGTCCAGCACCGACTGGTCCACGTTCAACAGTAAGCAGCCTGCCGGGTCGTACCTGACATCTGTGGCCGTGACATCGGCCAACGGGTTTGCTGGTACATCGAGTGGTGGTACAACGCCCTCCTTGACCCTTACGACTACCCTGACCGGGCTGCTCAAGGGCAACGGCACCGCCATGTCTGCGGCCACTGCTGGTACTGACTACTCGGCTGGCACCAGCGCATTGACAACCGGCATCCTGAAGTCCACCACGGGCACCGGCGCGTTGACGATTGCAGTCGCGGCTGACTTCCCCACCCTGAACCAGAACACCACGGGCACCGCAGCCAACGTGACCGGCACCGTGGCGATTGCCAACGGCGGTACCGGTCAAACCAGTCAGACGGCAGCGTTTGACGCGCTTTCGCCCACAACGACCAAGGGCGACCTGATTGTCAGCAATGGCACAGATAACGTCCGGCTGGCTGTGGGCACAGACGCCTATGTGCTGACAGCCGACTCGACTGCTGCGGCTGGCGTTAAATGGGCCGCTGGCGGCAGCAGTAACATCACAGCGCAGGGTTTGTGGGAAAATAACGCCACCATCTCGTCCAACTACACGATCACGACTGGCAATAACGCTTTGTCGGCTGGTCCGGTATCTATAGCGTCAGGTGTCACCGTTACGGTACCTTCTGGCTCGTCGTGGGTTGTCGTTTAAGGAATCACATGACCGTCACAGCACGAAATCTTGTACCCGCCAAGCTGGTCGAGGACACGCAAACCACACAGTACATTGTGGGCAGCAACGTCACGGCAACCATCATTGACAAGTTCACTGCCACGAATATCAGTGGCAGCACGGCCACAATCAGTGTAAACTTGGTCACAGGCTCGGACACCCCCGGCAACCAAAACTTGATTACCAAAACCAAGTCACTGGCGGCATCCGAGGTGTATACATTCCCCGAGTTGGTGGGTCAGATCATGCCAAGCACATCGTTTATCTCGACCATTGCCAGCGCGGCAAGCGCGATCAACATGCGCGTTTCTGGGCGCGAGGTGACTTGATGCAACTTGCGGAAATCAATAATTTTGACATTGCAACCGTCACGCCTGACAAGGTAGTGGCTTTGCAAAATGAATTGTTGAAAATGCCGCAAGCCAACATCGTTACCGAGCACATTTTTACGCCGGGTAAGTACGAGCGCAAAATCACCATCCCTGCGTGGACAGTTTTAACTGGCGCTGAACATAAAACCCCCTATCGCGTTCGCCTAGAAAAAGGCACAATTGCGGTCAATACGGATGACGGCGTGAAAGTTTTGACTGCGCCGTGCGAGTTTGATGCAAGTGCGGGAATGCAACGCGCTGGTCGAGTGTTTGAAGATGAAGTTGTCTGGGTGGACATTTACGACAATCCGGACAATTGCACTGATTTGGCAGTTCTTGAAAACCGGCTGTACGTGGTGCCCAATTGCGGCCTTGCTGACAGCCGGACAGATGTGCAAAAGGCACAAATTGATTACGGGGCTTTTTTGCACCAGATTGGCATGACTCAGGATGAAATGGACGCAGTTGTCCATATTGAGTCAGATTTGATGGAAATGCCCGAGGGTGTTGACGTGCAGTTGCGCGATTCGCCAATACACGGTAAGGGGTTGTTTGCCACCCGTGATTTTGAGGCAGGGGAAGTTGTTTGCCCCGGCAGGCTGAATGGTAAAAGAACGCCCGGTGGGCGGTTCATAAACCACTCGGTCTATTGCAACGTCAAGCCTGAAAAAGTGGGTGATGACATTTATGCCGTCGCTACACGTAAAATACACGTTAACGACGAATTGTTAGTTGATTACAGGGCGTCAATGCGGGTCAATTTTGGCCTCGTGTTACAAGGAGAATTGCCATGTCTGGATGGGTAGCTGGAGCCACGGTTCTTGGCGCAGTAGTTGGCGCCAACGCCTCAAACAAAGCCGCAAACACGCAAGCAGCCGCTGCAACGCAATCTGCTGATACATCAAAGCAGATTTCCGATCAGCAGATTGCTTTGCAGCGCGAGCAGTTTAATGCTCAAAAAGCGCTTGAGCGTGAGCAGTTTGAGTATCAAAAATCACTGCAAGCACCGTTTCAAGAAGCCGGTGTCAATGCTTTGAGTCAAATGCGAAGTGGCGCTTTTGCACAACCTGCTGCATTTAAGTTTGGCGCAAGCGATTACCAAGCTGATCCCGGCTATGCGTTTCGATTGTCCGAAGGGCAAAAGGCGCTTGACCGTCAGGCTGCTGCTCGTGGCGGCTTGATCTCGGGCGGTGCTTTGAAAGCCGCGCAGCGGTACGGTCAAGAGATGGGTTCGCAGGAGTTTCAAAACGCCTACACCCGCGCTTTGACTGGCTACAACACCGACGTGGCTCGGTCCGATACGGGATACAACCGCCTTGCCTCTATGGCGGGTATAGGCCAAACTGCCACCGACAAAATTGGTGCAGCGGGGCAATCTATGGTGGGTGGTATTGGCGCAGCGGGTCAGAATATGACCTCGGGCATTTCTGGCTCATTGGGCGCGTATGGCAACGCTGCAAGCGATGCGTATATGGGCGCAGCTAATGCTCGCGCGTCCGGTTATGTGGGCACGGCCAACGCTGTTAACCAAGGTTTGGGAACATACCTGAATTACACTCAGAACCAAAGCCTACTGAACCGATTGGCAAGTGGCGGCGCTCGCTCTACAGGTATTGGCATGACAAATTCGCCATATGATTTTTCTGGTATTTCTGAATACGGTTGAGGAATAAACATGCCTATCAATTCCAACATCGCGCTGGGCGTCCAACCACTTCAGTTGGGTGACCCACTGGCCGCATACAGCAAAGTTGCCGCCATTCAAGGCGCCCAGCAGCAAAATGAACTTGCTCGTTTGCAGATGCAAGAGTACGAGCGTGCCCGTGGCGAAGAAGAACAATTACGAAATTATTTGGCGGGTGCTGACTTTAGCAAGCCCGAAGCTCGCGCAGGGTTGACTAAGTTTGGCAAAACAGGTTTGGCTTACGGCAAAGCATTGACCGAGCAAGACACCGCCAAACTGGCGCAGCAAGAAACTGCGTTCAAAGTTCAGAAGGCCAAAAAAGATTTCATCTCCCAAGCACAACGGGACACCAGCCAAAACCCCTCGGATGCCAACATCACGGCGTTCAAGGAAGACTTGATGGCAAATCCGTTGTTTAGCGAGGCTGAGAAAACACAAATGGCTGCTGGCGCAGACCGCATTTTGGCGATGCCTGTGGATCAGCGCAGAGCATTTATGGCAAGCCAAGGCGCCAGCGCCAGCGAACTTAAGCCTGTATTGACACCCCAGACTCTTGGCGGCACTGTTCAAGTTCTTCAAACGCCTGCGTTTGGGGGCACTGCTAGCGTGGTGCCGGGCAGCGTTAACGCAGTCACGCAAACACCTGCCCAGATTGAACAGGCCAAACGCGACCAGCAACGTCTTGGACTTGAGGGTCAACGTGTTGCTCTTGAGGGCGAGCGTGTTCGGCTTGCCAAAGAAGACTCCGATCGCAAGAAGATTGGCTTGGATGCACTGCCACCCAAAGAAATCCAAAAGCGTGAAGCTGCGTTCCCGCAAGCCACATCGGTCATCAAAGGCTTTGAGTCTAAATCCGATTCGTTTGTCAAAGACCTTAAAGCGTTGCGCGATCACCCCGGCTTGTCACAGATTACCGGTTTGATTGCTGGCCGAGCACCTGCGCTCACAGCAGAAGGCCGCGCCGCACAGGCGCTGTACGACAAGGTGGTTGCCAAGGGTGGCTTCCAAGCCCTGCAAGACCTTCGTGACGCATCCAAGACTGGCGGCGCGTTGGGTAACGTGTCGAACCAAGAAGGTAAACAGCTTACCGCCTCGTTTGCCGCTATCGACCGTCGTCAAGACGCCAAGGATGTTCAAGCGGCAATTGATGACGCTATCGGCAACGTTGAAGGCGCCAAGACTCGTATGCGTGAGGCGTATGATTCGACCTACTCGTACAAAGCTGGCAGCACACCCGCTGCCGATCCTTTGGGGATTCGATAATGGCAACAATCGCTGAAGTCCGCGCTAAGTTTCCGCAGTACGCTGACATGCCGGATGCGGCGTTGGCTGATGCGTTGCACAAAAAATTCTACGCTGACATCCCCCGCGCAGAGTTTGACGCAAAGATCGGGCTGACCCCTGCTGCACCAGCAGCGCCTTCAGCACCAGCCGCTGCCGCACCTGCACAACCTACAATGGTTGAAAAGGCATATAGGGCAGTTCGCCCTTACGTGGCGCCGACTGTGGAAGCTGGCGGTGCGGTTCTTGGTGGTTTTGCAGGCACCCCACTGGGACCACTCGGCACTGTAGGTGGCGCAGGTCTTGGTTACGGTATTGCCAAAGAAGCACTTGAGTTGGCTGACGTGTATCTGGGTGGCAAAGCCCCTCGACAGGGTGCAGCGCAGGTCGTTGAGCCTGTGCGTAACATTGTTGAAGGCTCCACAATGGAGATGGGCGGTCAAGCTCTCGCCAAAGGCTTGGGCTACGTTGGTGGCAAAGTCGCAGATTTTCGACAAATGCCCACGCAAAAAGCCGCAGCACTTGCTCAAAAAGCCTTGGGCGATGATCTGCCGACTGTGCTCAACGCGCTGCGTAATGCACCAGCAAATGCTAGCGTTGCCGAGTTAACTGCCAAAATTCAAAACCCGACATGGCAGGCTTTGATCAAGAACGCACTGGAAAAAGACCCCCAGTTTGTTCGCAAGGCTCAATTGTTGGGAGAAACCGAGTCGCTCAATGCGCTGGCTAAGTTGGCTGGTGGCACCACTGCCACAGACGTTCGGGCAGCAGGTGAGACAGCTAAAAACATGCTGAACACCGTCACCGGTCCGATGCGTGAGACTGCTCTTACTCGTGCTAATTTGGGCAAAGCTGTTGCAGACTACGAAGCGCAAGCCGGTAAACTGAGTGCAGAAGCTGCGGCCAAGGTTCAAGAAGTGCGGCGCCTGATTGAATTGGGTGACAACGCTGCGGCTGCTGCCCGACTGGAAACGATCAAAGCAGGTTTACCCGCCAGTTCTGCTATGGCCCCT